ATGATTTTCAAAACAAAGTTCAAGGTCTTGTAAGAGCAGTATATTCTAAACGACCAATCAAACCCATTGAGTCAGCCGGTAATAAATATCCGACCTATAAAGTGACAAGTGAAATCATAAATACTAAAGAGAGACTAAAAGCTGCTGGTATTAATCCTAATGTACAAGTTCATAAACCATCAACGATAGAAAGAGTATTAGATGTACTGGATAGACCCGGAGCTGCTGTAAGAGCTTTTATTTCTACTAGCCAACATGGTGGTAATCTAAGACAAAGTTTACAAAGTGCTAAAGAAGGATTTATGGGCAAAAAGAAGGTAAGCGAGTTAGATTTATTAGAGACAGCAGCACGAGGAGGAAATCCATTAGCACAAAAACTTATATCTACACCTGCAGGAAAGATTTTAGGTAGCATCTTTGTAGGTATTGCTTCAGACCCAACATCATATGTTTCAATAGGTAAAACTGCTGCTAAAACTGGTATAAAAGCGGTTACAAAAGCTGATGATGTAAAAACACTAGCGAAAAACATATCAAAAGAAATACTCAACAAAACAGGTAAAAAAATATCTCAAGAGGCAGCTGAAAGACTTGCTAAAAATGCTATAAAAGGTAATATACCAGTTGGTAAAATGGGAGCAGCAATAACAAGGGCTATGGGTGGTTTAGCAGAGGCTAAAGAAGTAGAAAGCCCTATATCGAAATTAGCTAAAGTAGAACAAAAAATAAACAAAGTTAAAAAAATATCAGATAAATCAGATACAGTAAAAACAATAACACGTTATGATATAGAACTGCCACTAAAGCAAAAACCGGAAACTTATCTTAAAATAGCTGGTATTCCTGTTGTTAATGTGACGCCTGTTGTTACAAAAATGGGAGCTGTTATTGAAAGAATCCCTGGAGTTACAAGAGTTAAAGATGCATTAGGTAGAACTTTTGTATTTAACTATACACCAACAGCTATACAAGGTATAGAAAGGGCAAAAGTTACAAAAGCAAAAGAAATTGTTACAGAAGGATTTAAAAAAGCTCCAGCAGTAGCAGAAAGAACTTTGAATGAAACTTTAAAATCTTTAAAAGACATACCTAAAGATGTTGCTGAAAAAATCCCATATATAATCGAAAAAACTGCACCAGATACGCCAGAATATAGACAGTATGTTAACAGAATAATTAATATGCTTGATAAAGACGCTAAACTCATGATAAAGAATAAATTGCCTTTAGATGTTATAGATAATTATATTCCTCACCTTTATGAAGACCCACCAGAAAAAGTCAAGCAAGTAATTGATAGATGGCGTAAAACTGTAAATATAGCTGGTGCAACACCAAGTTTTATGAAAACAAGGCTTATACCAACACTTGAAGTGGCTGAAAAATTAGGTTTACATCCTATTAAAGATGCAAGAGTATTAACAGGTGTTCATAGAGCTATGACAGAACAGGCGTTGGTGTTTAATAAAATGGCAAAAGATTTAGCTAAAATGGGTGTTATATCAAGTAAACCAATAAGAGGATGGGAACCTATTAATAGTGTACCAATTTTAAAAGGTAAATATGTACATCCTGAAGTTGCTAAAACAATAAACAATCTTTATCCTATTCTAACTAATAAAGATGAAGGTATTAAATTGCTTGAAAAAATGATTACTAGTGCCACAAATGCTTGGAAATCTATAGCTTTAGCTACTCCTGCATTTCACTTCAGAAACTTTTTGGGTAATATATGGCTTAATATGGCTGATGGTATGCTTAATCCTTTGAGGTACACACAAGCAGCAGCATTGTTGTTTAACAAGCTTGATAATGTTGAACTTGCAGGTAGAAAAGTACCAGCTAACGTCGTTTTAAAATGGTTTGAAGATTATGGTTTAAAGGGACAAGGCATGTTTCGTGAAGTTGCAAAAGAAAAGAAACTTACAGAAGAAGCTAAAAAAGCCCTTGATATATTAGAGAGAAGTGGTTTTGGTAAAGTGATGTATTTTGTAAAACATCCTTTTGAATCAAGTAGAAGACTAGGTGAAAATGTTGATACTTTGTCAAGATTAGCTAATTTTTTACATCATTTAGACCAAGGTTTTGACCCACGTACAGCAGCTCAGTTAACAAGAAATGCACTATTTGATTATTCAGAACTAACACCTGCTGAGAAGACAATTAGAAAGTATCTTATGCCTTTTTACACATGGAAAAGAAAAGCTATCCCTAAAATGGTAGAAAAACTTATTGGTGTACCGGGTATATTTACAGGCACAGCACATGTTAGAAATGCATTCGTAAATGTCAATGATATTGATGAAGAGTATTTACCCGATTGGTTAAGGGAAAACCAAGCTATTCCATTGTGGGTTGACGCAAAAGGCAATATATATTATCTAACTGCTAATTTGCCATTAACAGAATTATCTACTATTCATGACCCACTTGAAATACAGAAATGGAATAAAGAAATTATTAGTATGTTAAATCCGTTGTTTACTATACCGGTACAGATTGCACAAAACAGGTCATTACTTACCGAATCTGAAATAACTCAAACTCCAGATTTACCATATGCAGCTTTAAAGGATTATGCTAAATTTCTGTTAAGTCAATTTGGAATGGCACGTGAATTAGCAAGTCAAATGACAGCAAATGAACAACAGCTAAAACAGCAGGCTACAGGAAAAGAAGAAGAAGTTACAAGACCGCCTCATCTTTTAGCCGGTATACCAATAAGTGTACAAAATCCATCAGTATGGGCAAGAAGTGATTTGTATACTGAAAGAAATATATTAAGGCAAATGGTAGAAGATGCACAAAGGCGAGGTATTCACATTCCTACCACAGAAGAACTACAACAGCAAAATATTACGTTCGAAGATAAAGTTCAAGGGCTTGTTAATGCTGTTAATAAAAAGAGCAATTCACCATCAACATATATTGTCCCTGCTTCGACATTTGAAGATAAAGTCCAAGGGCTTATTAACGCTGTTAGCAATAATAGAATTATGCCACGTATTTATGTTGGTAATGCACCGACTGTTATAAATGTAGCAGCAAAGATAACAGGTATAGACCAGTCTTGGATACCATGGCTTGTGTATTTAATGCAGAGAGAATCTGGTGGTAATCCTGTGGCTTATAATCCAACACCTGTTAATGGTGAACATGCAACCGGCTTATTTCAAATGCTTCCTTCAACGTTTAGAGAATATGCACTGCCGGGTCACACTGATATATGGAATCCTTTAGACAACACTATCGCAGCAATAAGATATATTAAAGCACGTTATGGACATCCTTCAAGAATACCCGGATTAACAAGTAGAAATTATCGTGGATACTAAAGGAGGACTGCAAATGGAACAGGAAGTTATGAGACTGGCAATGTCACAAGGTTTATGGGCTACATTGTTTGTAGCTCTTTTATTTTATGTTTTAAAAGAGAATTCAAAAAGAGAATCGGAATTAAGAGCAACAATTGATAAACTTGTAGAAAAATTTGAGATATTAAAAGGAATAGAAGAGAATTTAAAAGGTTTAAAAGAAGAAATTAAGGAGATGAAGGACTTTATTAAGAGGTGAAATGTATGAGAATTTGTATTGATGTTGGGCATGGCGGAATAGATTCTGGAGCTGTGGGTAATGGATTAAAAGAAAAAGATATAACATTGAAAATTGCTTTAAAAGTAAGAGATTTGCTTAAAGATGTATGTGAAGTAGTTATGACAAGGGAAGTAGATAAATATGTAAGTCTGCAAGAAAGATGTGATATAGCAAATAACAATAAAGCTGACTATTTTATTTCGATTCATGTTAATAGTGCAGGTAAGATAAAGGCAACAGGTTTTGAAAGTTATGTGTCAAGATTTGCTTCTCAAAAGTCTAAAGAGTTAGGCAAAAAAATACATGATAGCCTTGCACAATTTTATACTTCAAAAGGTTTTGTTGATAGAGGATTTAAAGAAGCAGGTTTTTATGTGCTCAATAATACAAAAATGCCTGCAATACTAATTGAAAATCTTTTTATAAATAATCCAAATGAGGCTAAATATCTTTCAGATGAAAGCTTCATAAATGACCTTTCAAATGCCATTGTAACAGCTTTAAAAGAAGCATTAGGTATAATAACACCTGTAGCTAATAAAACGTCGATTGTAGGACAATCTAAGGCGTCTGTTTTACAGGCTCAAACATGGGCTAAAAAGAGAGGAGCAGCCGATGTATTTATAAACATTGCACCGTTGTATTGGGAGATAGCTCAAAAGTATGGAATAAGACCAGAAGTAGCTTATGCACAAGCAGCAAAAGAGACAGCTTTTGGTAGGTTTGGAGGTGTATTAGATTATTCCTTCCATAATTGGTGTGGTTTAAAAACTTTACAAGGTGGAAGCAATTCTAACGCACATGCAAGATTTCCTGATGATAGAACAGGTATAGAAGCACATATACAGCATTTATGTGCTTATGCTGGAGTAAATATTCCTGAGGGTACTGTTATAGTAGACCCACGATATACACTTGTGCAAAAAGGTATAGCACCATATGTAGAAGATTTAGGTGGTAAATGGGCACCAGCACAAGATTATGGTATCAGCATTGTTAAAGATTATCTTAATGATTTATTAAACACAGCAGCGGAAATACCTCAACAAAATGAAGCTGAAAAATATAAAAATCTCCTAATTGAGATTAAGCAAAAAATTGAGGAGGTTTTAAAATGAATGATTCGGTTGTGTTTTTAGGTTTAATGGCTGGCTTAGGAATTTGCGTATCAGTATTATTAATCAATATTGTTAGTGGCATTTTAAGTAAACGGAGAAAATTTTAAGGAGGTAATAATATGAAAGAGTTAGTTATGCAAATAGCTATTTATACTATACAGCTTTTTGTTTTGGTTGTGTTGAGCTATATCATATCCTACTTAAAACAAAAGCTTGGTGACGAGAAGTTAAAACAAGCGTATGACATAGTTAAAAACGTAGTATTAGCTGTTGAACAGACTATAGGACCCGGTAAAGGAGCAGATAAAAAAGCTGAAGCGGTTGCATACATTAAAAAGCTTGTTGGAAATACTTTAACGGATGATGAGATAAACATACTCATAGAGGCAGCGGTAAAAGAAATGAATATGGTACTTAAAAAAGAATTACAATAAAAAAAGACCGGCAATTATGTCGGTTTTTTTTATTGTATGAATTGCTATAAATAATTGGATAAATTGGATAAATAATTAAAAATCATGTCTACGATGTTCAAAATAATATTAAAAATTATGCTATTTACAAAAAAAATCCCTATTTTCTCAAATAAGCTTAGCTTTATTTTATGTGCAAGTTTTTGAAATGTAAAATATTGACCTCCTGCCCATGTAAAGAATACAAGCAACAAACTTGATAAGTCGTAAGTGTCAAATTCAAAACCGCTCAAAGCTAATATGAAAGCTACAACAATAAAAATTGTAATTGCAATTGCTTGTACAGTCAGTATAGTTTTAATTATTATTTTCCCTTTATTTACATTTACATTATTTTTAGTCTCTTCCATTTTAACACCTCCTTTTAAATATTGTACCATTTTCTTTATTAAAATTCAAAAAATTTTTATTCTATCTCAATTAATCCCATTTTTTGCGCTACAAATGCAGCATATGTAACTATTTCCTTTCTCCATTCAAAGTAGGTAGTACGTCCAATTGGTATAGACATACATATATGTGTTTCCCCTAATTGTTCAAAATATTTCTTGTTAATAAGTTTTTCTTTATCTGTGCCTTTATATTTTTTTAATGTTTTTTCGATAACTTTTACCCATTTTCTCTTTTCCTCAAGGCCCGGATTGTTAAGTTTAATCACTGCATCTAAGGTAGCATCGTTATGTTCACCTTTTTGATGTGGTGCTTTCGGTATACCTGATTTTAAAGACATAATTTCTTTTTCTTTTTCTTCTATTTCATGTTTTAAATCAAAGTAATGATAGAAGTGGTATTCTATTTTTTTAAAAACTTTTCTTGGTATAACCACTAAAATTCCCTCCTGTTAATGGTATCCTGTGCCCCGCTATACAATGCATAGCCTTTGCTCTACAATGCTGTGCTTTGCCTTTGCCTCACATTACATCGCTATTCCATCGCTTCGCCATGCATCACAAAGCATCTCCATTGCCTTACGTCGCAATGCATAACAAAACCGTTACTGCGCTGTGAAAAACAAAGCCTTTGCAGCACTTCACAAAACTTTGCCAATGCTTTACAATACAGTGCTAAACATCGTTTTTCCCTTGCGGTACAGTTCCGTACAGTGCCTTGACTCAACAACACTTTGCTATTCCATTGCTTTACTGCACAAAACATAGCTTATCCTTAACATGACTTTACTTCTCCATCACTTAACTATACTTTGCCTTTACTCAACTCAGCAGTGCTTTACTTTGCCGTTACTCTACCACACATAACATCACCATACCGTTACCTCGCTTTACCTTACTCCACGTCGCCTCGCTATGCCTTTACAACACGCTACTGTACTGGACGTAGCCTCTGCTATTTACAGTGGGGAGAGATAGACTATGCTATCTCTTCCCATTCAAACTGTCCAAAGCCACCGTTCCTCCACTGTCCAATTCCCATAAAATGCCCATAATCAAGCAATTCTTTTATCGTGTCCATTTTAACTTGTTTATGTTCCAATAACTGAACTGTAAATATCGCTTCCGCTGGTGGGTCTATTACTTCTGATGATGTAAGGGCTACTCTTTCTCCCTGCATTGTCTTTGCCCTGAGTGGTCTTTCTAAAATTCTATCTTCCTCTTGTATGATTTTTCCATCCCTGATAAGGTAAATCTTTCTTTCTTTGATAAACAAATAATCGTCCAATTTACTGCGCAAATTCTTAATTTTTAGTTGGTCTTTTAACACATTCCCTGCATGTTTGAAGAAGCCTTTGATGTGGTAATTGTACAAGAATATTCCTTGTTTGTCTTGAGGAAACACAGTTACTCCTTTGTCATAATCAACCTCTGGAATATTTTCTACCTCTTCGTCTACCAGCCATTCTGCAGGAGCTTTAGAAGCGATAAATTTTGTGTATAATTCCTCATCAGCTGGCATACTACCCAAAATAGGCTGTGTAAATTTTATTCTCACTCTCATCTCATGTATTTTCATTTATATCTCCTCCCCCTTACCAATGTTTTATTCTCGCTATCTCGCTAATAGGCAAATACAATCTATTGCCTCTTTCGTAAAACTCTGTAGCCTTGTCCGCATACACCTTAAAAAGTGTCTTATTGCCATCCAAGTATCTTATAATTGCCCGGTATAAGTACTTTACAGCCTCTTGATTTAACTCACTGTTCATCATCGTAATCACCTGTATCATATTCATGCAGGTTCAAGGGCTCCGATATTCCGTTTGCAACGCAACTCGTAATCTCTACAAGTTTGCGCAGGAATTTGTCCACATCCAGCCAGTCATATTTCATCTCTTCGCCATAAAGATAAACGTCCCTGACATCGTCAATGAGGTTATGTAGAGTTGTCCATCCTTCTTTTAAGATTATTTCTGCCTCGTAGGTGTTATTTTCGTCCAATGCTTCTTGTATATCTTCTTCAAGCTCCTTAATGTATTCCTTCAAATCAAACATTGTTCCCCGCCTCCCATTCTCTGTAAAGTTTAAACCAATCCTCCGCACGCATTGTAATAAGCCATTCGCAATTATTTCGTCTATGTGCCACGATTGGGATTTTCCCACGTGCATCTCTTTTACTTTGTGCTATTGCATCGTATATGTTCAATCGTTCCACTCTTTTAACTTCGACGTGTATGCCAGGCAACCCCACAACGTCTTCCCCTTCTAATCCGTTATACTGCTGTCCTCTTCTCACATCGTAGCCTTGCTCTCTGCAAAATTTTGCAAAGTCCAATTCTCCCCGCTTCCCTTTACGTTTGCTATTCATTTTGCATTCACCTTCTTTAGTTTCCTTCTTTGATAAGACTTTTTTATCGATTTCTGTTCGTTCTCTATTGCACAGAAAAGACACAGTTTTTTGTATGGGCTTGAAGTAATAAATTTTTGATGACATTTTTTACAGTATTTCTCATACAACAATTTCATTTAAAACACCTCCATCTGCCTTGATTTTGTTTTAGACATAATTAATCATCCTCCAGATAAATATATTCTTTAAATTTTGCACCACAAACAGGGCAGTAATTATATGCTTCCTGCTGTGGATTGTATAACGTGAATGTCCTGTGGCAATTTGAACACTCCCATACTATCCCAGTTACATGTAAAACTTGTATCAATTTCGCACATACACGTAGTTCTAATTCTTTTTTTAAACTTGCTTCTTCTAATTTCTTCAATTTGTCTGTTAGTTCTACAATCTTTGTTATCCACATATTTTCTTTTCTTCTGCGTTTTTTGACAGTTGTTGATATTTCTTGCATAAGTTTCATTCTATCTCCTCCAACAATTTAGGATTTTCATATATATTACCAATAACTTCAATAGAATAACCTTTTTGCCAACCATACTCATTAATATATCTTTCACCTACTATATAAAAACGATTCTGAGTCAAATATGAGCTTCTGAAGGGTATTTATTAGCAACATTTTTGTTTGGCTGCTAATAGACGTTGTTCTTCTCTAAGCACAAGAGTTAATGCTCTCTCTAATGCCTGTCTGTATCCTTTCCAATAGTAAATTCCTGTTAATGTTTCTGCATGAGTTTCATTTGTTCTGGCTATGTCAATTTCATCATGGAGTGCATTAATAAGCTGATTTTTCTCCATTTACTTTCACCTCCTCTAATATTTTAAATCCTTAAAATTTCCTCTAAATTCTGTTTTGCTATCGCAAGTGCTTTTTTAAAGCTTTCAACATCACTAAAAATCTCTTCATATACCTTTGCCTTTGCTTCTAAATCCCCAGGCCCACCATTAAGATAGCAAATTGTTAGTCCAGACTCCGGGTCAACTACTGACAGCGTCCATTCCATGCCTTCGTTTAATGTCCAACACAAAAACATTTTTTCGCCTAAAAAATTGATAAAATATCCTTCTGTTTCTTTTTCACGAATAGCATCTTTAGGTCCGCCTACTTCCCTCAATAAATAGCCATCACTAATTTTGATTTTACATTTACCTTTTAACATCTTGTTTCCCCTCCTTTTTACTCACAAGCACTCCATCCACAGTTGTAACAGGTTACACATCCGCTCTCATGTACCAGCTTTTCTCCACAAACTGGACATCTCGCTTCTGCATCTATCTGTAACTTTTCTACAAAATCGTTGAATCCTAACTTTTTAGCTGTTTCTTCATCAAATACTGCTGCATAGCCATGCAATTCCATTTCTGCTCTGATGTTGTCATTGAGTTGTTCTTGTGCTTCTAAATCCATCCCAACATCAAAGAAGTAATCTTCATTCATATCACTTTTCCTCCTCCAATAACTCAGGATTTTCCCATTTGTTGCCGATTACTTCGCATTTATTCCAATCAATTATCGTATTGTCAACAATCCCACATGTAAACATTCCATTTTCAAAACGTACCACTCCATAAATATCCTTGTATCTTTCTCCATTTTGTTTATCCCATCCTAAAAACCGTCTTTGTCTAACTATGTCTCCCTCGTAAATTTCTTTTCCAGTCTTGTCCTTTAGACCTATATATTGCATGAGAATGTAGTTCTGTTGTTTACATCCAATAATATAATCTGTCGGACTACCATATTCATCTATATTCCCCGTACCTGTTATACATAAATTCCCGTCAAAATCTATCATATTTGGTCTATCAGGTTTATAGCCATAGTACATTTTTTTATTCTTTTTATCCCAAACCCTAAATTTTATTTCTCGCATTTTACATCCTCTCCTT